AATGCTTGGTTAGCCATCAATTTAACAGCAATTGGCATGTAATCTTTGAATACTTCGCTGTAAGTCTTACCTACTTTCTTAGCGTGATCTTCTACAAAATTATCTGTAGATACTACTGGAATATCCTTAGCCCACACTTGTTCTTTAATCCAAGTACTCTTTCCAGAACCTGGTACTCCAATCAATTGATAACACTTAGCCATTTTTTTGCAACCTTTCAATTTCATCTGCGGCTTCATCTAGTAAGTCAGCGATTCTATCCGGTTTACCTTCAATAGCCGCTAACCTACCCGGAATTTGCCTACGTATTTCTGCCCGTTTTCTCAAGCGGAACAATAAGCTCTGCTCTGCTACAGGTAAATGACTTTCGTCTTTCATAATGCCTCCATATAATTACGTACCCACGATAAACGAGCTTGCTCGTCCATAGCAGTATATTCTACAATGTTAGCACGTATAGCATCGACTAATGGGTAATATTCTTCATCTAGATTGTGCTTAATATCCTTGTTCAAATCCACTAACTTATCTGTACGTGGATTGCGAGCAACCCACTTTGAAGTTAAGTAATATGGGCTCTTGATCTTAGAACTTACGCCTTCATCTGTGTAAAATACATATCCTTCGTGCTTTGCTTCCTTTGCCAATCGTTCCAATTGGACCATGTTAGTTGTTATGCTTTCTGGAACAAAACATCCTAACTTATGCCCAAATTCCATCAATGTGAATGGATCGTGTTCAACTGCGGAATGCCATTCGTTTTTACGATAGCCTAAGATATACATACCTTCCTTTTCTGGAATTATGTGTGGGTCGTCCTTATGAACGCACTCAAACATAAATGTATATCCTTCCCAGTCCTTGCACAACTCTAAATACTTTTCAGCATTTATCAATTCACGTGCCATAGCAACGTATGGGCTGTCTGTGCTACCAGTAGTAGACACTAACAGTTCTCCCTTGTATATTGTTACAGATACCATAAAACCATTTACCTTGCGAAAAGCAGTTACCTTAGTATCAGTAGAAACTTTTGGAGCTTCTTTTTCGATACCGTAGTTGTAGATCTTTGTAAATGGATAAGCAACTAAGTTGAAGTCAGCATCTACGATTGATCCGCGGCACTCCGCAATAAAGCGGTTCCACAGTCCATCGTAGAATACTTTCTTCTTGTACTTTAGTACATAAAGTCCTTCACCAGCTTCCTTCATGTTAACTAGGTTTGAAGACTTTACATACTCCTTCAATTCATCCTTAAACATCTCAATCACCTTTCTGGTGGTGTCCTTTGATTTCTTTATCTTTGATCATACGGATAGCACGATCCATGGAGATTACAATTTCGCCAGTTGAGTCCATGCCCACGTCCAATGCGCGATACTTTTCCAAGCCGCTTGCACCACCGTGCAAGTGACCATGAAAGTGCAACGCACCTCTGTGCATTTGGTCCCACTCAGCGATTGGATAGTGAAACATAACAACCTTATGGCCGTTGTAGTTAATATCCAAATACTTGTGTACTTCCTTGAAAGACTTGCGGAAATTTACATCCATCAATGTCTTACGGTCGTGGTTACCTTCAATCAAAATCTTTGTACCGTTCAAACGCTTGATCATTCGACCAGCATCGCTACCTGACATGAACGCTACATCACCTAAGATGTAAACTGTGTCTTCGGGCTGGACTTTGTCGTTCCATTCCTCTACCATAGCATTGTTCATGTAGACAACATCATTATTAAATCGTGCTCTTGTCTCTGGGCAGAACGTCATAATGTTCTTATGCCCAAAGTGCAAGTCACTTGTAATCCATGTTTTCAATTCTTCCATTTTATTCTCCAACAAATTCCCTTACTGCTTCAAAACGAGTTGACGCTGGAACCCACTTAAATTGTTCACGCTTACGGTTAGCCTTTTCCCAATCAAAGTTAACCATAAACCATTCTTTTTCTGTGCTGAAAGCAACATCGCGAGCGAACTTAACGATGTGTACCCAGCGGCCATTGAATTTTGCAACTACCATCATACCGTTCTCCTTATTCTAAACGGCTTTGGATCTCCAAGTAAAATTGATGGTACTTGGCAATCCTAGCCAGGTCTTTTTCTCCGACACCCTTTAGTCTACGGATATCGCTGTTGTGACGCAAATCAGCCATTTTAACTTTCATTGCATCCTTGTTGCCAAAAACTTGTTGTTTGTAGTCTTCGTAGCTGTAACCTTTTTGTTTGGTTAGTGCTTCGATTCCAACAATAACACGTTCACTAATTCCTGCTTGACGTAAGTCTTCGTAAGTAACACTAGTATCTTCGATTACATCATGTCCTAGTGCAATACACATCAGTTCTTCGTCATCACTTTTTAAGTAGTGCATGACTTTTAAAGGATGCAAAATGTAAGGTTGTCCACCTTTATCAAATTGCCCGTTATGAGCATTAGTCACAATGACTAGCATCTTTGCAAGCATTTCACCTTTTCTCATTTTCGTCTCCTTATTAACTACTATATACATAGTATAACATCAAAAAAAAGCCTTGTCAATATAACAAGGCTTTTGGTGTTGTAATATTACAACAGTGTTATCGTTTCATTCTTTCGCTTAGAATTTGACAATCGATACACATTTTACAGCCTTGGACCGCTAGTTGACGAGCTTTGGGAATTTCTTCTCCACATTCCTCGCAATGGCTCAAACTTGGGCCACGTGGAATAGCCGCACGTACCTTTGCCACAGCATCTGCATTGGCAGTTACTGATAACAACTGTGCCATGTCGCTTTCTTCTAAATTGTCACCCTGTATACTTTCGTATTCTCTCATACCAGCTCCTTAAAAATCGTTTGTAAATGTACGCCAGTCATCGATGTTTGGCTTTTCGTCCGCATCATATGTCCAACCTAACGCTTTCATCATGCGATGCTTTACTAGTAAGTTAGGGCTACGGAATCTTTCAGTGTCTTGAAAGCCCATCATAACTCCAACTTCGCATACTGCACCACTACGACAAATACCTGCAAAGCAATGAACAATGACATCCATGTGATTGTCCAGTGCGTGTTGTAGTAATCGAACAAGCTCTGCGGCTTGCTCATGACTACATTTCATAGCTTCGTCATCAACGTGATCCTTTTCTTCTACGTCCAGGAATTCAAATTGATGAACTTCTTTAAATTTGTGCTTTGGTGTAGGAAACCAGCTAGCAGGATCCGCAATTTGGATCAGCATACTATTTTCTTTTACCGCAACGTGAAATCCTTTTGGAATATCATCTGCCGCACAATTTTGAATCCACGGCATAATGCCTCCTAATATACTTCTTTTACAATGTTATACTCTGTTGATGGCCATTTGGCTTTAAACTCATCTGTCTTAACGTATTCGTTATAGTCCTTAGCATTAAAAAATACTTTGGTGAACTCCGTTTTAAACGAACCCTTTTTGTTTATTGTTAAGTAAACCGATTTTGCTGTGCCTGCCATATAGTCCTTTGTTAATGTATTGATTCTTGTTTATCTACTTCGCATTCAACTACCCAATTTTTAAATTTGGTAAACTTGTTTACTTCTACACCTAGCCCAACTGCTTCGTTTACAAAGTGCTGTAGAAGAGCATTATACAATTCGTCGGGCATTGTATCCTTATCAAACTTAATTTTCATGTTACTTCCAAAGTTTAAGTAAGTTAATAAATTCTGGCCACTCATTATCGTGACGTGGGCAAAGTACAACAGCAAGTTCTGCATTGTCCATTCGGCTTTCAGTTACAATAACAGCACCATCTATTTGTTTGCACATGGCAAACTCTGCCGGACTAACAGCACAGGTGACCTTCTTAAAGCTCTTGGCCAGCCACTCGTTGTAGTCAGGGTCATCTTGATATTCCAAATGACACATAAGTCCAGCGTGTGCCGCGGCATTCATTGCCATGCCCACTGGCGTATCTTGTTTGATACAAATATACATCTTCATTCTTCAACTCCGAAATGTTGTTTAAACAGGTCGAGCCGGATACTGTTATCTTTATACACACGAGATACTTCAACACCGTTTTCTACTACGGTGGTCATATCATCCCAGATGATGGTAGCACGATAGTTTAACTCTGGCTCGTTCATTCTTCGAATCCTAAAACTGAAATTTTCTTAACCATATCACCTAACCG